CAATGCTGTACAATAGAGAATTTGTACCTCTGAAGTCTGCTAATGATGTTCAAGATTTGGGTAAATTGCGGTGGGTGGTTTTTCATCCTTTGAAAACTGCTAATACAGGAGCTACAACTTCTTTAACCATTTCAACTTATGCATGGCTTGAAGATATTAGCATGTCTGGTTCAACAAATGCTTTAACCTTACAATCTAAGGATGAATTTGATGATGCTGGTGGACCAGTTTCCGCTCCTGCCTTATCTATAGCTAAGGTTGCTAGAAGCATGACTAATGTTCCTATAATTGGAAGATTTGCTAAAGCTACAGAGATTGGAGCTACGGCTGTTGGAGGTATTGCCAAATTGTTTGGTTTTACTGACGTACCCAATATTCAAGATGTACCACCTGCTTCATTATTGGCAGCACCTCATATAGCTAGTTCCCAAGTTTCGGTTCCTTATCAGCCTTTGACTTTACAACCCAAATCTCAAATTAGTATTGATCCGTCTCTCCATGGTTTAAAACAGCACGACGAGTTGGCCATACAAAACATTGTCAGTAAAAATTGTTTTTATGCTGGTACATCATGGTCTACAACTGACAGTGTTGGTACTTGTTTGTTTAATACAGTTGTTAATCCAGCTGTAGCGTGGGCAGGTTCTGTTTCACAAGGCAGTCCATCAACTATACGTGGGTATTGTATTCAACATACTCCTTTATCTTTTGCTTCCCAATTTTTTGAACATTGGCGTGGTGATTTGATTTTCACTGTTAAATTGGTTAAGTCTAAATTCCATTCAGGTCGTTTGCGTATTACATGGGACCCAATGTCTTCGGACGCCAATTCGGTTCCACCAGCCAATACTGTTTATAATACCATTGTTGATTTGTCTGATCAGGATGAATATGAAATCCGTGTACCATGGTTTTATCAGTTGAATTATGCTAGAATACGCGATGTTACAACTAACGTTTGGACTGAAGGAACTACCAATTCTGTTAATCCGACGTTTGATAATGGTGCTTTAAACATTTCTGTTTTGACCAGTTTAGCAGCCCCATTAGCTTCTGCTGATGTAGGTATACTGGTTTATGTTAGGGCGGCGGATAATTTTGAATTAAATAATCCAACAGATCAAAATGTATCATCATTGTTTCAAATTCAATCTAAGGATGTAGTGGATTTTGAGACTCCTAACGCACCTAGAGCTGGTCCTGTTATGAAGCATTATGGTGCTCCTATCAATTCTTTACGTGAATTAGCACGTCGTTCTCGACTTATGGATAGAATACCGTGTCCGTCTTCAACAGCAACTGGTGGTTTTAGACTTCTTAAAACTGCAACTCCACTACCTCTTTGTAGAGGATATGATCCTAATGGTTTATCAACTGCAACATGTATATATCAG